TTCCGCTGTTCATTCCTACTAATCCAACGTAGTCTGCCGCGTTACCTAGTGAAGATGCAGTGTTCGTTAATTCAACGTAACCGTATCTTGTTAGGAAACCAACAACTGGTTCGAATGTAGCCGGATCTAGTACAACACCAGAAGACATTAAAGGAATGTAAGGACAATAGAACGCTGGTGCGTCTGCCTCACTTGCTCCTTTGTAACCAACTAGTACGTCTGTACCGTCTGAAGCGTAAGCGTCAACGTAAACTCTCATAGCGCCGTTTAATGTACCAACAAATTTAGTGTTAGTAGGTGCTTCGAAAGTACCTTCAGTTGTTCTTGCGAACGCTGAAGTTGATGCTGATTGAAGAACTGTAAGAGCAGTTGGAGAAACTACAGCGTAGTTTCCAGCGCCTCTTCTTGTTCTTGTTGCGATTTGGTTAGCAACTCTGTTGATTAACACAGCCAATGCCGCGTGTTCATCACCAACGAATGTTGCAGTACCTGACACAGCCGCTTGGTCAAAAGTCTCAGAAGCCGAACCGGCTAATGTTCTTAATGAACCAATCACTTCTTGGTCGATCTCAGCAGTAATCTCTTGAGCTAATGCCGCCATGATTTCCGCTTCAACATCGATACCTTGTTGTGCCTGTGCATCTTGAGCCGCTTCAAACGTCCATCTAGCACTTAATTTTCTAGACTTCGCTTCAACCGGTTGTTTCAAGATCTGGATTGATAATCTCTTACCAGGTGTACCCTCTAAAGAAGCAGTTGATGCCGCTTTTGGAGTAGTGTTGTTCTGGTTACCAGAGTATGCTTTCGCAATTTTGAATGGAGATAATGCTTCTTCACCTGCTGTCGTGTTTGACGCAACTGTGTCTGCATATCTTATTCTTAGTGTGTGGATCTGACCAACTGGACCAGTCATTGGTTGTACACCAACGATCTCGTTCGCAATAACAGTAGGCATTACCCTTCTGATTACTGGTAGGATCACTCTGTTTAACGTAGCAACGTTACCGGCGCTAGTAGCACCTGCTGTAGACTGCTCTGACAAATATCTCTTAGTGTTTTCTAAGATGACATCCATAGTCTTTTTCTTGTTGCCTGCTAAACCTTCTGTAAGAGCGGCTTTAGTTTCGCCCCATTTTGATTCAAATATATCTGACATTTGTAATCTTCCTTTAGTTTAGTTGTTATATACCCGCTAACTTACGGATATTTGTTAAGTCAGCATCTTCCCTTTGTGCTCTGTCGCCGCCGCTCTCAGAAAGAACTTTCGTTTTTCCTGGAACTACTTTGTCAGCCATCACGTGTGGTAGATACTTGTTAAATGAAGCCTCAAGTTTCGCTGTTTGAACTGATTCTAACAGTTGACTCATTACTTCACTCTTTTCTTTGCCCAATGGTTTGAGCATCTCAGCCATCTTTTCCTTACGTTCCATCAAGTCTGCTTGTCTTTTGGACTCAGCGTTCTTCGACTCAATCACCGCTTTCTTTTCTTCGATGACTTTCTCCGCATCTGCTAGTTTTAGAGTTGTTTCGTCAACAACTTTCATCAACTTGCTTGTCTCAGATTTCTCATTTAAGTAAGAATTCTGGTACTCGCTCGCAAACGCTTCGAATATTTTCTTGCCGAAGTTGACAGTTCTCGCCGCTGTGATGTCTTCCTTAAGAGATTTTAACTCTTCAGCAAGTTTTTTGTTAACAGCAGACTCTACAACTTTAGCAGATCTTGTTATGAAAGCCTCTTTCATCTTGGCCATTTGTTTTTTGGCCTCGGCTACTAGTTTGACTTTCGTTTCCACAACGCCTTTTTTGTCTTCATGGAACTCTTTGATTTCTTTAGCAAGAGCACCAACTACGAATTCTTCCATCTTCTTGAAGTTTTCGTGGACACCTTTTCGGTCGCCGTGTAGTTCTTTTAACTCTTCTGACAATTTAGAAAGCATAAATGATTCTAATTTGGCAGAGTGAGCGCCTACGTTTTCTTTGTAAGCGATTTTTTCTTGTGCAAGTGCTTTTCTGTCTTCAACGAATTTAGTGATCTCTTCAGATAACTTCTCATTCATCATAGAGTCGATCGCTTCGATCATGTTTGCTTTGTCATGCTCGTATCTTTGTGCGAATTCTTCTCTTAACTCAGCGCCTACAACTTCTTTGTTTTCTTTAATTTTCGAATCCCAAGCCTCTTGGATGCCTTTTTGAACATCTTCAGAGATTGCTCCAGACTCTACTAATTTTGATATTGCGTCTATCATTTTATTTCAGGTCCTTTATTATGTTTGTTAGTGCCTCTTTCAGGAACTTTTGTGCTTTTGGGTCATTTCTAACTTCAGCCGCCAAACCCTTTGCCATGTTACCACCCTTGGTGTTCATTAGGTGTTCGTAAATTGGCGTGGGATAAGCACCCGGTGCCGAAGGTTGGGCAACAACATCGACTGTGATGATCTCGAAGTCTGAAACTTCACCGCTTCCGTATTCGTTCATGTTTCCAGAACCTCTACTTGAAACGCCTAGTTTCACACCCGATTGCAACATAGTTTCGACAAGTTTGCCCATCGGTGTTGGCAAGATCTTCATCTTACCGTATCCATTTGGTCCATCCATCCACATTTCTGTTATCATATGGGACACACGGTCCAAATTAATTTTTAAATCATCTGGGTGATCAACTTCACCTAACACAGAGTATCCTGAGCTGATCTGATCGTTCAGTGTTTTAGTCGCTTTCGCAATTTCTGACACTGGATAAACTCTCTGATTAGCGTTCTTGATCCCACCTTGAATGCAGATTCCCTTCATGTACAAATCCTTACCGTCTTTTCCCTCGTGTAAGATCT